TTTTACGATATTACAATTTATCAAATAACTTTGTCTCATTGTAAACCCTATTCTCGACAGATTCTCGCATCCACCAATGCTAAGTCGAGTCAAAACGCTTGCCATCTAAATTTATCCAGACACCATCTGATATTGCATCGTTCATTTACGTCAAACGTTCAATCAACCATTTACTAGTTCTACAAATAGCAATGGAATTATTTTTCAAAAGGTGTTTGGTGTAAACCATATTGACAGCACCACCAAGTATGATTTCTGCTTCAGGAGCGGAGTAAATGCTTCGCGGCTCGTTCTCTTAAATATCGCTAATATTTATATTACGATATTCCCCATCCTTGGCTTTAACAGTGCATTAATAATTGAGTGTTTCTTATTTATCTAAACTTAGCTTCTTCTACAGGTACAACTTGTATTTACCGGGTTAATCTCGTTTAACCTTATCTAAGTAATCATATACATTTGGTATGTCTCCACTATCATTAATGCTCTAAATCAATGCATTTAAATCCGAAGAATTTTAGCAATGTTGTTGATATAGCATTTTATAGTGTGGGTCAGCTGTTAATGTCGCACCAGCCTGTCTCAAAAATAAAGCTGAAACAGCATTAATCGGGCAACTCGTAAAGCAATCAGTCATCTTCCCATCGTCCAAATTCTCAATTTCTAGTGTTGGTAATTTGCCCATCTAATTATCACAGGTACAATAATTCAACAAGTGTTCATAAATATCATCGCATTATTGGGTAGTTAAATTTTTCCCATGATGTGGCGATTAATATTTAACCGCAGATAGATCGAATTTATATTTTGTCAACACCAATTCATTGTAATTGACCAATGTTTAAAATTTTTATTTGCTAGTATGTCTTCTAGTACACAAACTACCCACTACTTTATAATCTTATGGTTTTATTGATTCGTTCACAACAGTGTACTTTGTTAACACTAACTCGTTATAATTGATTAAAGTTTAAAAATTTTCTTTACTGGTTTGCTTCCTTACGCTCAGACTACCTACCACTTGGTAATCTTGTGATTTTATTGCCCCAAATGATTTCTAAACTATATGAATAGAATTTTTGATACTTTCACTCACAACAGTGTACCATTAATTATACCCTTCATATATAAAATTCAACATCAACTCCGTGATCTTTCGTGGTACATAACTAACTACCTGAACTGATTTTTTGAAAACTTAAGGATATCGATACATAAATAATCCTGCAACAACTCCAACGGTACACCAAGTTTTCTTATAATTCAACAAATTACGCATATCAGATAATACTACATTAACACTTTGGTCAACAAACTCAACCCACCCTGTTCTAGGGTTCCAAAAGCTGTTATGTAGGTTATTCAATTTCCTCCAGCACAAATAAACAAAAGAGGATAATTAACCATGATCAAAGCCTGCATGATTTTCTGATTCAGCTTACAAATATAAGAAAGCCCTTTCAAGAGACTCATAAACTTCATTGTGATGGTCATTGAATACAATGTAAGTATTCTAAACATATGCATTAGAATGTTCCTATCTCAAACGATTAATTCTAACACGATACGATTAAGAAGTTGTGAACCTAGTTAGCGTAAAATCGGATCTGGCTATATCCAAACTTAACAAGTCAGGTGTGACATTGCATCTGGTTTAAGTACTATACATAGGAGGGCCATTTAATCTGCAAGGTTGATAAATAGACTAGCCACTAATGCATAGTAAGATATTGAAACCGATTCTAATAGTGTGGGAAGCGTCGTTATAAGAATCTTACCAATCCATATCAATTCTGTAGGGTATGTCCAATATACGACCCTCATGATTAAACCTTACGTGGCCATTAATCAGCTTCTGAATGGTTGCAGGGTACCATGTCATGTATCGGTTCAAATCACGGGATACACCATTCAGAACTATAAACATATCAGCTGTTTACATATAAGTCCACATGGCGGCGAAA